TGGCCAGATTGATGGCCAAGTTGCAGCATCCTACGGATGGCGCGCCAATTGCCAAAGTTGCTAAAGAAAAAAAGGTCAAAAAGCCTACGGAACCAAAGCGCGTAGAGGTAAAGCAGCCTACCCCTGCTGCAACTTTCCAGCCTGTTGACGTAGTATTTAAGCCATTGCAGCCAGCATTAAAAATCGACATGGATATTGATGGACTACCGGCACCATTGGCGCACATGCTCGATCTGATGAACAACCAGAACGAAGACCCTAAACTAAGGCTTGATGCTGCAAAGGCACTTGCATCATTTACGGTAGCAAAGCCTGGAGACGTTGGGAAAAAAGACCAGCAAGCCAAAGTTGCAAAAGAAGCGGCATCCGGCAAGTTTGCTGCCGCTGCACCGCCTAAGCTGGTTTCCGCTGGTGGGCGCAAGGTGTGACAGTGGGATGGTCGACAGCCTGCACAGATTGGGCTGAAAAGCTGAAGGCTGGAAAGTCAATCATTCCACGGCCGATATTTCCAGACCAAGCGGATTCAGCTCTGGAAATTTTCAAGGCTTTGAAGATCGTTGACGCACCTGGAAGCCCTACATTTGGTGAGTCGTGCGCGCCGTGGGTGTTTGACCTGGTGCGATCTATATTCGGTGCATACGATTCCGAAAGCGGGCGGCGCTTGATTGTGGAATGGTTCATTCTCATACCGAAGAAAAACTCAAAATCGACAATCGCGGCCGGGATAATGATGACGGCCCTGGTGCTGAACTGGCGGCAATCTGCCGAATTTTCGGTACTTGCACCAACGGTTGAGGTTGCCGCTAACGCATTCACACCGGCTCGCGACATGGTGCAGAAGGATGACGAACTTGATGCGCTGTGCCAGGTGCAAACCCACATAAAAACCATAACGCACCGACAAAGCAACGCCACACTGAAGGTTCTGGCCGCAGATCAAAACACGGTAGGCGGTAAAAAGTCTGTTGGAACACTGGTCGACGAGTTGCACCTTTTTGGCAAGATGCCAAGCGCTGAAAACATGTTCCGCGAAGCTTTGGGCGGTCTTGCATCGCGCCCGGAAGGCTTTGTCATCTGGCTGACAACACAGTCAGACGAGCCGCCGGCCGGTGTGTTTAAGCAGAAGCTGGACTACGCACGCAAGGTGCGGGATGGCCTGATTGTTGATCCCGGTTTTGTTCCGGTCATCTTTGAGCACCCTCCAGAGATGGTGAATGACGGTAGATGCCTGTTGCTGGAAAACATGCCAATGGTCAACCCGAATATGGGGTTTTCGGTCGACAGTGCTTTTTTGGAGCGTGAGTTTCACAAAGCGAAGGAATCCGGCATTGAGTCGTTTCGCGGGTTCATGGCCAAACATGCAAACGTAGAGATCGGCTTGAATCTACGTAGCGATGGGTGGGCTGGTGCAACATTCTTGGAAAGTTGCAAAGACCAAAAGCCCGTAACGCTAGATCGATTGCTGTCTGAATGCGAAGTCGTGACGGTCGGGATCGATGGCGGTGGACTGGATGACCTGCTTGGGCTTGCCGTGTTGGGGCGAGTGAAAGGCGGGCAAAAATGGATGCTGTGGGTGCATGCGTGGGCACACCCGTCGGTATTGGAGCGACACAAACAATTCGCCTCAAGGCTCCAAGACTTTGCGCGTGATGGCGACCTGACATTGGTTGACCGAATCGGACAGGACGTGGATGGCGTGGCGGACATTTGCGCCCAGGTGTACGCCTCTGGTTTGCTGGACAAGATAGGCGTTGACCCACATGGTATCGGATCTATTTTGGAGGCCATAGAAGGCCAGGACATACCCGCCGACAAGGTAATCGGCATTTCGCAGGGCTGGCGGTTGACGGCATCGGTAAAAACCACAGAGCGCAAATTAGCTGAGGGCGGTTTGCTGCACGGAGGCTCACCGCTTATGGCATGGTGCTGCTCAAACGCAAGGGTGGAGGCGCGCGGGAATGCGGTGATCATCACCAAGCAAATCAGCGGTGCTGGCAAGATCGATGCATTGATGGCCGCTTTCAACGCTGTATCCCTGATGGCCTTGAATCCAGAATCTGCCGGGGAAGCTTTCCAAATGTTTGTGATTTGATCCTTTCGTGTTATAAATACGCCATGAATAAAGCATATTCCACCATTTCATTCAATACCAAGGGCCTGGACGAAGATCAACGGGTGATTAAAGGCATTGCATCCACGCCATCGCCTGATCGATCAAATGACATTGTTGACCCGATGGGCGCACAGTTCAAGCTGCCAATCCCACTCCTGAGCCAGCACGACCACACCAAGCCAATCGGTGAGGTAATTGAGGCGAAGGTGACCAAGGCCGGGATTGAATTTACGGCCAAGATTGCCAAAGGCATTGCCTATGTGGATGAAGCCTGGGCGCAGATCAAGCAGGGCCTGATTCGCGGTGTTTCGATTGGGTTTCGGCCCATTGAGTATGAAGAGTTCAAAAACGCCGACGGTTACGGCATGAATTTTAAAAAATGGGAATGGTTTGAGCTGAGCTGCGTTACGGTACCGGCCAATTCCCAGGCAACAATTTCGATGGTAAAAGCGCTGGCCATGTCCGGCAATGGCGCTTCAACCGTGAAAGCAACTCCCCACGTCTCGGGGCATTCAGTAGTATCTCTTAACCCCAAAACTGGAAAGACAATCATGAAACCCATCTCCGATCAGATCAAAGCATTCCAAGCAAAGCATGCCGACCTGGCCGCTTCCGTTCATTCTGTGCTTGCTAAAGCCGCAGACGAAGGCCGCACCCTGGATGATGTTGAGGCAGAAAGCCACGACTCCGCAGTCGCTGAAATGGGCGCCGTTGAAAAGCACATCTCTCGATTGCAAGCCGCTGAAAAGCATGCCATCTCTACGGCCACGAAGGTTGATGGAACCAATCAAAAATCTGCCGTAGCTTCTCGCTCTGGTGGGGGTGTGATAACCGTGCGTGATAACCTTGCACCTGGAGTCGAATTTGCTCGTTATGCCCGCTGCTTGGCATTGGCGCAAGGAAACATTTTCCAGGCAGAGGCGATTGCAAAATCTCAATACCCTGATAACAATCGCATCCATGGCGTTTTGAAAGCGGCAATTGCAAGCGGCACCACCACTGGTACGACTTTTGCCGAGCCTCTTGTCGAGTACACGAACTTTACGGCTGATTTCATCAATTTTCTGACTCCTCAAACGATCATTGGTAAGTTTGGAACCAATGGCATTCCAAGCCTGCGCCGGATTCCATTCGGCGTTCGGATCAAATCGGCTACCACTGGGTCAACTGGGTTTTGGGTAGGTGAGGCCAGCCCTGTCCCACTCACTAACGCTGGGTTTGGTGACATTGAGTTGCGTTGGGCTAAGGTTGCGAACATCGCTGTTTTGACAAATGAGCTTGTTCGGTACTCAAGCCCTAGTGCTGAGATGCTTATGCGTGACAGCCTGGCTACTGCACTTATCCAGAGACTTGATATTGACTTTATCAACCCGGCAAAAGCTGCCGTTGCCAACGTGTCACCTGCTGGTGTCTTGAACGGTACTACTGCAATCACGGCATCTGGAACCACATCGGATGCATTCAAGGTTGATGCAAAGCTGCTGATGGCCAACTTCATCACCAACAACATCCCGCTGAATGATGGCGTCTGGATCATGACAAACACCATGGCGCTGAGCTTCTCGATGATGGAAAATGCTCTCGGTCAATCTGAGTATCCTGGCATTACTGTCAATGGTGGCACTTTGCTTGGCCTACCGGTAATCGTGAGCCAGAACGTCCCAACCGGTGTAGTAGCTTTGGTTTCCGCATCTGAGATCTACTTGTCTGATGATGGTGGTATTGACATCGAAGTAAGCCGTGAGGCCACGTTAGAAATGAGCGATACCCCTGCCGGTACTGCTACCCGTTCAGTTTGGCAGCACAATGAGATTGCCATGATGGCCAGCCGCCAGATCAACTGGGCAAAACGCCGTACAGCTGCTGCAAAATACATAAGCGGAGCAGCATACACCGGCTGAGCCTAACCGGCTTAAAAGAAATGGGCTTCGGCCCATTCTTTTTTGGGTAAGATAAAGGAATGCAAACCCTCCGGCCACGACTATCAACACTTAAGCCAACTGGACCAAAGGGCGTAAGCCAGACCGTCCGCATAACGGGCTCAAGTTTGCAGAAAATCCGCCGTGAGAAGCTGATGGAAAACCCAGCCTGCGAGGTGTGCGCAAAGGTGGGGATTGTGACGCCTGGTGTATTCATTGACCACATAACACCATTGTGGATGGGCGGCCGTGAGAGCGCTTTAAACAGGCAAACCATCTGCAAGCCATGCCATGATTTGAAGAGCGCGGAAGAAGCCAAAATTCGAAAAAACGGCTAGAACTGAGCTACAATGTTTGTGCCCTTCCGAATTGTGGATACAAGCCATTAAAATCGAAAGGGTGTAAACCCCTAACCCCACAGCGTCGGTGCTTGTATCCCGATGTGGGGTTTTTCTTTGGAGCATGAAATGCAACTGACAACTATCGAAAACAACCAAACCATGAGCAGCCGCGAGATTGCGGGGCTTACGGGTAAGCGCCACGACAACGTTATGCAGGTTTGCCGCAGCCTAAAGGCAGAATCGGTGTGTCCTGAAATCAAGGAGACCCCGTACACGAATGAGCAAAACGGACAGCAGTACATGCAATGCGTTTTGAGCAAGCGAGATAGCCTTGTTTTGGTTGCTAGACTCTCCCCAGAATTCACGGCCCGCATCGTTGACCGTTGGCAAGAACTTGAAGCCCAACAAGTCAAGCCAGCCTATGCAATCCCCAAGACGCTTTCAGAGGCATTGAGGCTGGGCGCAGAGCTTGCGCAAAAGGTAGAGGATCAGGCCGCTCAACTTGCAATAGCTGCGCCGAAGGTTGCCGTTTACGAAATACTGGCAGACCGAAAACAAGACGTAAGCACGACGATTGTGGCCAAACAACTGGGCACAACAGCGATCAAACTAAATCAGTTTTTGCGCGATAAAGGCGTCAAGTGGTTGAGTGCGGATCTTCCAAAAGCTGGCTACATGGGGTGGTTCAACGTTGTGAGCGATACAAAAAACGGGCATGAATTCAGCCAATGCCTGGTCACGCCGATGGGGCAAATCAAGATTGCGGAGATGTGGGCTGATCGATAATTGCCCACATCTCCGCAATCATGGCTAAAATGCGTAGCAGAAAGGGGCGAATATGTCCAACATGGTAGATATCATCCAGCGCGGTGTGATTAAGTCGGTGCCTCAGAAGCATGCAAAAATATTGGTAGCGTTGAAAAAAGCCACCTACCCTGATCCGGTTGAGCAAAGTGCTGAAGTGGTCTCTACTGAGGGTGGAGAGTTTATTGATACAGTCAAGCCTAAGCGCACTTATCAGCGCAAAGACCTGACGGCCGGAGCCTAAGCATGGGCCGCATCCGTGACGCGGTGGCCAAGTGGTTACAGCCGATTGACTCGCGCAACGGAGGCGGCTGGCGCAATATCATCGGCGAATCATTTGCCGGTGCCTGGCAGCAGGGTGTAACTGTCGAGGCGAACGAAGGCCTGCTGAGATTCAGTGCAGTTTATGCTTGTGTGTCTGGCATCTCTGGAGACATTGCAAAACTACCACTCAACGTGCTGCGAGAGGATGCAGGGATCAACATCAAGCAGCGCACCGGACGGGCTTTTGATGTCCTTGCAAAGCCAAACAAGCATCAGACCCGTTTCCAGTTTGTTCAGCAGTTTGTTTTGTCAAAGGTGCTGCACGGGAATACCTACTGCCTCAAGGTGCGCGACACCGCCGGGAAAATTACCGGCCTGGTTGTCCTCGACCCTGAGAATGTCACGGTTTTGGTGTCTGATAGTGGCGATATCTACTATAAGTTGCGCCAAGATAACCTCAGTGGCACCACAGATGTGACCATTCCATCGTCAGAAATCATCCATGACCGGCACACGCCAATTTTTCATCCATTGGTCGGGGTCAGTCCAATCTATGCATGCGGCATGTCTGCCACATTGGGTAACTCGATTACAAATGCCAGCGCTGCATTTTTTAAAAACAAGTCTACCCCTTCTGGGTTATTGAGCGCACCGGGGCGAATCAACGACGACACCGCGACCCGACTCAAAGATCATTGGCAGCGCGAATACTCAGGCACAAATGCCGGGAAAATCGCCGTTTTGGGTGATGGGCTGAAGTTCGAGCGCATGACGGTTTCAGCCGTTGATGCACAATTGATCGAGCAGCTCAGATGGTCGGTGGAGGATGTGGCTAGGGCGTTCCGTTTCCCGCTTTTCAAGCTCCAGGTCGGTGCGCCCATCATGGCCGGAAGTGCGGAAGAACTGAACCTGCAATACTACAGCGACACACTCCAGCCGCTGATCGAGGCCATGGAGGCTGTTTTGAATGACGGCATGGAGTTGCCGAGTTCATTACATGTGGAATTTGACGTAGAGGGTTTGGGCCGGATGAACACAGAAGCCCGGTTTAGGACGGCGGGCGAATCCCTGAAGGTAGCAAGCCACAATGAAGCCCGCGCCCGTTTAAACCTTCCACCCATTGATGGTGGTGACTCGGTTTACAGCCAGGTGCAAAATTACGCATTGTCGGATCTGGTCAAATTGCGGCAATTGGAGTTTGAAAAGATGGCGGCAGAGGATGCATCGCCAACACCAGTAGATACACAAACCCCGACACCCGAAGAGCAAACACGCTCGCTGATCGAAGCATTGCGCAAGGGGCTACATGCTTGACGCCTACGACATAGCCCGCCTTGAGGGCTTTGCTGGGACGCGGGAAGAGTTCCTCCGCCTAGAGTATCTGCGCGGAGGTATAGACACAGCCAAAGCGGCAGGGTTTGAAGGCGAGCCCGCAGAATTGGCCACTAAGATGCACCAGCCATCCACAGCAGCGGCAATGGCCCTGCTTGACATGCTCAAAGGCGACACCGGTCCACAAGGGCCGAAAGGTGAGCGCGGTGAAACCGGGTCAGACCTTTACCAACTGGCTCAACAATCCGGTTTTGTCGGTACGCTTGACGAATACTTGGCAAGTCTGAAAGGCGAAACAGGCCCGCAAGGTAAGCCAGGCCCGCAAGGTCAATCGGGTCTTAAAGGCATCAAAGGCGACCCAGGGAACGACGGTAAAGACGGCGCAGATGGACAAGCTCCAGCGCATCAAATCGACGGCAACCGGGTCAGGTTTGAGCAGCCGTCAGGGGAGTGGGGCGCGTGGATTGACTTGGGCGGAATTGCCCAGGTCGTGAACAGCATGGGCGCTGGTTCGTTGCAACTGCAAAAGTTTTACGACTCGGTAGCGGAGTTCCCTGCGGTTGGCAAGACTCAGTTGCTCTATTTCGACACCAGTGCGAGCCCATACGGTAGTTACGTATGGACGGGCACGGAATACAAGTCCGTCGGAGCTGGCGCGGACCTGTTGAAGGATTGGGATTTTTACGCTACGAATTGGTCAGTAACCCCGTCACTTGTTAGCACCATGTCTGGCGGTAAAGTTTATGAGTACACCCTACAAGGGACGACGAGATACAGATTCGTCCCATCGCCATATCTCCCTACCGGTGACATTTTTTACGATAGTTTCAGCTTTACACCTTTGGCGGTTGACTCCGGCTCCATCACATCTGACTCGACGATGTACACCGTAGATGCCGATCAAATATCATCATCATTCGGCGCAATCGTTGCCGTGCGCGGCTAAAATATCGCCGCACCCGGAACATCTCCGGGTATAACCCAAAGGAAAAAACATGCCTCAATACAACCAACAAGATAACCAATACGTGCAAGAGCTGGTGGCCATCGAAGTCGGCCAGATCCTGAACCACGTTGGCGGCCACGTCGGCCATGAAATCGGATTGCTTCAGAAGCAACTGAACAACCTCATGGGGCTGGATGCTGCTGCATTTACCCTACTGCAATCTCGCGTACAGTCCCTGTACAACCTCCTGGATGGTGACGGCAACACGCCAGGCATGCAAAATTTGCAAGCCTTGATGGCTCTGCTTGATCGTGTTGCAGACCTTGAGGCATTCAAGACCGCAACGGAAGCTGAGTTGATCAACTTGGCTGACGGCATTGCAGACCTTGACGACCGGCTTACTAACCTGAGCGGCGCAACGACCCAGCAATTGGCAGACCTTGGCGCAGATGTAGCCAATGCATCAGCCGCAGCAGGCAGCGCGCAGGCCACTGCAAACGCCGCTCAAGCTGCCGTAACTTTGCTGTCGGACCGGGAAGACGGACGGCATAACGACCACGGCAACGCCATCGGCAAACTTCGTCAGCAAGTGTTTTTGAGCCATGCCGGTCTGGCTGCTGTGACCATTGCCGGATTCAATGGTGCCTTTGCATCTGCAAAAGCCGCTGCGATGGCTTAAAGTTTGACAAAACAGGCTCCGGCGCTTGCTGGAGCTTGTTTTTCAGCTACAATTATTTATTCTGTTTTGGAATGGCCAGTACGAAAGGCATCGATTCCAAAGCTGAAAGGCCTGCCGCCTATGTTGTCGTGTTCGTACCACGGCTTCATGGGCGGTTTCTTTTTTGGAGCAAAAAATGCAAGTTGTACCTTTTAATTTTGAGAACACCACTTTGCGCGTCGTGACCGGAGACAACGGAGAACCCCTGTTCGTTGGCAAAGACCTGTGCGAGGCACTTGGGTATAAAGACACCACGAACGCCATGAAGCAGCATTGCAAGGGGGTGGTGAAACACCACCCCATCATTGACATCCTTGGACGCAAGCAAGAAGCCCGCGTTCTGACAGAAGCCGACATGTTCAGGCTCATTGTCAGCAGCCAACTGCCGGCCGCTGAACGGTTTGAAGCATGGGTGTTTGAAGAAGTCCTTCCAACAATCCGTAAAACTGGCTCATACACAGCACCATCGTCAACCAAAACGCATGATGCTCTGGACCTAGCTCCCAAGATGATGGCCGCAGCTCTTGCGTTTGGATTGGATAAGAACTCAGCAGCTATAAGCAGCAATCAGGCCATCTTGAAGATCACTGGAACTAACGTGCTGGAGTTGCTTGGTAGCACACACCTGATTGCTGAAAAGCAGGATCTAATCTACACGCCGACAGAGTTGGGGGCTAACTTCTTGGGCGGGATATCGGCGCGCAAAGTAAACATGCTTTTGGCCGAGGCTGGAATGCAATCGAAAGAGGGTGAAAACTGGAATCCATTGCCTGAGGCGGACGGTTTGTATCGATTGCTGGATACTGGAAAAAAGCATGGCACAGGAACGCCAATCCAGCAGGTAAAATGGTTTGAGAGCGTGGTTTCTAAAATCAAAGATTTGGATTCTCTGTGATGAAAAAAATTAAACAAACACCGGAAAAAGAACTCCCACACAAAAACGGCACCATGTATGAAAAATACATTCCCTTCGAATTGAAGCCATACGAAGGCAGGCCGGGTGCAAACGATCACCTCAAGTATGGATCATTGGTCAACGGTGTCAGGGTGCCTTACAAGCGGCCTGGATTGTTTTGTGTTGGTGTTGCTGGTCCCGTTACTATTGTCGGCGCCACACGTAGATTTGCTGGATGAGCACCCGGGCGATACAATCAACAAAACCACCAATCTAAGAGCGCAATGGACCTTATATCAATCGTGAAGCAGCTAGAAAGCCTCGGCATGGTGGGGCTCTCCCTGCTGGTGGCGGCTGGTCTTGCCTGGGTTTTAGTCAAGCGCGAGACCGAAGGTCTGCACCAGCTAAAGGGTGCAATTGAAGCCTTAACGCGAGCGGTGGAGACGTTGCAAAAAAGCGCCGACAAGACCCTAAGCCTTGCCGACGATGTGCGCAGCGTTAAAGCCGACGTCGAATTGCTGAAGACTGCCATTGTGCATACAGGTGTCCGATCAATCACAAAGGACTAAAAACCATGCCTAAACTCTGGGTAATCGCCCTGGTGTTGTTGGCTGGGTGGAGTGCATTGACTTTGAGAGATGTCAAAACTCAAACTGCATGGATACAGGCAGGGCAGGACAAGATAGAGGCCACAAGGGCAGCGCTTACCGGTAGCACTTGCATGCAATGCCACTCACCAGAAAGCGGCAACATGCTCCCAATCCGTAAGAGCCTGGACAAAGCCAGTTTTGTGCGCCATGTGAGAGGACAGGCCCCCTTCCACGGTTACTCAACGTGTCCAGCATTCGGCGTTGATCAGGTGAGTGAGTCTGAGCTCAATCGAATTTACAAAATCTTGTACGGGAATAAATCGTGAAATATCTTATCGCCCTGCTGGCATTTTTTGCAAACATTGTTGCTGCACAGACGCTTACGGTCAATCAATGGGTGCCACCTGGTCACAATCTTGCGGTAAGCATAAAGGCATGGTGCGATAGCCTGGATAAAACCAGCAGTCTCAAATGCAGCATCTCACCCAGGGCAATATCATCACCCGCTGATGCGTTTGAGTCAGTCCGAAATGGTCAAGCTGACATTGCAGTTATCGTGCAGGTCTACACACCACAGCGATTTAAATCACATCGGTTTGCTGAGTTTCCCGGGATGGGAGATACAGCAGAAGCCACATCCATTGCCCTAAGTAAGGTGGCATGGAAAAACCCAACGTTTGAAAAAGAGGCTGACGGCGTGAAGGTTTTGGGGTATTTCACGCATGGCCCAGGCATGATATTTTCAGCAAGTAAACCGATAACCAAGGCATCTGACCTGATTGGATTAAAGTTGCGATCTGGCGGATCTGCTGACAACATCGTCAAAGCATTGGGTGTTGCAATTACTGACACACCCATGAATGAGGCGCATGGTTTATTGAGTTCCGGGCTTGTGGATGGTGTTTTATTCCCGGCTGAATCCGTTGTTACATTCGGCCTGCATACCGCAGTTCGTCATGCGACATCATTCCCAGGCGGTTTATATCGCAGTGCTTTTGCCGTGGTCATGAACTCATGGGCTTACAACAAGTTGTCAGATCCAAACCGTAAAGCTGTTGATGCGCTATCCGGAGAATATGTTGCAAAGCTATTCGGATCAAACTGGGATATTGCAGATGCAAAAGCAATTGAGACAATGCGGGCAACTGGAGTTAAGTTCTACACCGCAGATGCAAAATTTGTCGAGGCCGTAAAAGCTAAAACAGCAAGCGTTCGTTGACGTACCATATAATACTTATAGGCCGTGAAAAGCCTAAACAGCATGGGGTAAGCCTATTTAGATGTGCCTGCCCCAACCGAGCGACCCATGCCGCAATTTTCACCGGGGAAAGGCGGCACTTCTAAATAGGTTTTTATGACAGTAGAATTTTCTTCACCAATTCCATGTAGAACAGCGCCAAAAGGCCGCGACAAGAACCTGCCGGGCGACAAGTATGGCAGGCTTACGCTTGTTGATGAGGTTGCGGGGCAGAGTTGCAGCCCTTCGAACCGCAAGTGGGCGGTCCGCTGCGATTGCGGGGAGGTGAGTCAGGTCGAGCTGAGCGGCATGCGTAAAGGT